TGGACATCCCGAGGATACTGCATAGCCTTAACCGCATCATCAATGATCTAGCTGGGGAGTCCAAGCCAGAGAGGGCATTGGACAAGTTATATGAGCTCAAGGAATATATCCAAGGTGAGAACGGCACCGTCGAGAACGAGCTTGCGGTTTCCGCCGAGATACGCAAAACGCTTGAGATGCTGGCAAAAGTGCAGAAAGTAGTGCGCCCGGAGGGCGCCGGACAGGGCCAGGTCACGCTCAATTTCAACATGCCAAGCGGGCTTAACCGCGGGAAGGGAGTCGGGAGTTTGAAGGATGTCGAGAGTCCAGAAGTCGTATCTGAGCAAAGCGCCTGACTTCTCGTATTATGCGCCAATAAACCGGCAGCAGGAGGAGTTTCACGCATCTCTCGCCAGGCACCGGCTTTTGCTCGGCGGCTACGGCGGCGGCAAGACATACCCATCTATCCACGAGAGCGGCTTCCATGGGATAGAGAACCCAGGGCACCAGTTCGCCGTATGGCGTAATAACTGGGATGACTGTAAGAATAAGATATGGCCGGACTACAAGGATATCTTCGCTGAGGCCGGCTGCATCGTAAGGCTCGACAAGACCAACCTCAATATGCACATCGCTGCCCAGCGGTGGAATGTCTACGGCGACGTAGCGCGCAGTCTAGGGCTTCGCCCGGGCTCACCGGCCCCGCTAAGGGAGGACGGTACCCCCGCGGTAAACGGTGCAGAGCTTGACACCAGACCGTGTGTTTTTATGTTCAGACCTCTTTCATTGGAGAGGAAAAAGGTCGGCGGGTATAACCTCTGCGGATTCCACGTCGACGATCCGGATAGTCTGCGTCACTACGAGATGATGGCTTTCCTGCTCTCGCGCCTGAGAGATAAAAAAGTCATCGCTACCAGGCATATCGGTATATGGACCGCCAATTACGAGGGCCGCGATTGGTTGTGGAATACCTTCATCAAAGACAGAGAGCCCGGGGGAGATGGCCCTGGCTTCGCGTATTGGTGGGTAAAGACTACCGACAACCCAACTCTCAAAGCGTCTTTTATCGAGGACCAGGCCGCGGTTCACTCAGAGCAGTGGATGAAAAAGTATATCTATATGGAGGATGTGGATAAGCTTGACATCGGTCTAATATACCACATGTTAAGGAAAGATAAACATAATATCACCGACGAGCTATATCCCAAGCTTAAACGCGAGGGGAAGCTTATCACCCAGCGCCTTGTCATCGACGTGGGAAATCCGTGTTGTGTACTTCATATGGGCTGCAGTGAAGAAGCGATATATGTGTTCGGCGAGACATATGCTCACGACTGGCAGACCAGTGACCTCGCCAAGTGCATCAAGGAAAAGTATTGGAAGCAGTACGGTAGTTTCCGCAATATAATCGACCCGGCGTCCGCCGGCAAGAGTTTCACGAGCGGAACATCTCCCCGGGCCCAGCTCCAAAGGGAGCATAGGATCGTGACGATACCAGCCGAGAACGAGGTCTTAAACGGTATACGCTCAGTGCAGGACTTGCTTAAATCGGAGATCGGTGTTCCCAGGCTCTATATCAACTGGGCCCGCTGCCCAAAGCTCATATGGGAAGCAGAGCGGTATCACTGGCGGCAACCGTCTGATATGGATATGGATAATCCAGAGTACCGGCCGGAGCCGGTCAAGCGCCACGACCACGCGATGGACTGTATGAGGTATGGCGTAGCCGACTTGAGAAAATATTTGAAGGGTATCAAAGGTGAGCGCGCAAATGGTATAATGGAGTACAGGGAAAAGATGAGGACACAGCTTCCGTTCTACAAGGAAAACAAGGGAATGGGTGGTATGTCTCGGAGAGAGCAGATGCGTAAACGGAGCATTATGGCCGACGTGAAACGTCGGCGCGCAACGGAGGCAGCACATGGCTGATTTGCCAGATAAATATTCCCCTGATAAACTCGCCGAGATCGAAGCATTCCTTACCGACAGGTTCCGCCAGTTGGAGACGCAGCGTTCTCAGATGGACAGTCTTGTCCGCGACGAAGTCGCGATATATGAGAACGTCGACAAGAAGCTCGACCAACTCCCGGCGCACTACGACAAGATCCGCGTAAATTACGTATATTCCGCGGTCCAGACCATTAAATCAAGGGTCCGATCCAGTCTTTTCGCATATGACGACTACATCAAGATCTATTCAGACCAGCCGCAGTTTTATGACATCGAGATGGAGCTTACCACGTGGGTCCAGGAGGAGCTGGATAAGATAAGTTTCAAGGAAAAAGCCACGGATGCTATCGAGGAGGCCCTTAAAAAGCGGCTTGCGTGGCTGCAGATACGGCCGGTGCCGCTTGAGAAGGAAAAGGACAACCCCAAAGAGTACAGGATGGAGGTCGACCTGATCGACTTTTACGACGTTTACTTTGACACGTATGCAAAGACCGTTATGGACAGTGATTTTTTTGTCCGAAAGACAAAGCGCTGGTTCGAGATGCAGATGCACGAGGACTGGTATTTCAATCTCGACCAGATCAAGCAGACCAATTATGACGAGATAATGCAGCAGACCGAAGCATATGAGGAGAACAGGTATAAACACGGCCGCGCTGGCACCGAGGAATATACGTATTATGACAGCGGCTTCAAGTATGACAGGAAAGTCGAGCTGCTTGAGTGGTATGGCCTTTTCGATATGGCCGAGGGCGACGAGGACACAAGAGTCCCCGAGTACAAGGAGATGCTTTTTACCCTGGCAAACAGGGAAGTGCTGGTCCGCGTCGACGAGAACGACATGGACCTCTGGCGTACCCGCCTTATGTTTCCGCTCCGCGGCATCAGGCAGGGGGAATCGCTTGTCGGCAAGTCTATCGCCCAGGTTCTCGGCGACATTCCCCACGTGATGAACGAGATCGAGAGTTATAAACTGCAGAATTACAAGCAGCTCGTGAAGCTTTTGTGGAAGTTCAACAAACACGCCGACATCGACCTCACCAGTCTGTTTTCCGGCGCTGGAAACGGTGTACCCTACGACCAGGGGCCGGATGACGTGCTTAATATGACCGTGAACAACGTCCTCCAGGAGAGTATGGCTATGTCCCGGGAATACAGGATGTACGCCCAGGAGCTCAGCGGCGCTGTAGAGAGCCTGCAGGGCATCTCTCCGTCGGGATCACAGACAGCCACGGAGACCAGGTCCAATGTCTCGGAAGCTATGGTTAGGATCGGGATGATAACCGAAAACTTCGCGATGGATATCCGTGACTTCCTTAATTATTTTATGATAATGCTCATAAAATTCAACAGAGGAGCGATCGAGGCTAGGCACCCGAGGTTGTTCAAGTTCTTCGAGGAGAATCAAGTGCCCGCGGCGCTTGAGAACAGCTACGCCATCGACATATTGACGCGGGACCTCAGCCAGCGGCGTGATATTGAGCAGTCAAGGTGGACATCTATGTTTGCTCCTCTATCGGAGATGGTCTCTGCGTCTGGCGGTAATACGACGCTACTTCTCAGGCAGTTCATGCAAGCTTTCAATATGCGTGGTATCAATGCTATATTGACGCCGGAGAGTGCAGGCCAGATCGTATCCAAGTTGATACGCAATCCTCAGATGGCCCAGGAGGTCATCGCTGGTCTGCAGCAGGCGACAGCTCAGGCGCAGGGCGAATTACCCGGGACCGGCACCGCACCGGCCATACCTGCCCCCGACACAGATGCGGACATAGAAAGGATGGATAACAGAGAATGAGCCAATTTACAGACCAAGAGAAAGACATGCTCACCAAGATGACGAGGATGCCGGGATTCCGCATACTTGAGAAATGGTGTGCTATTCAGGCTGAGAACGCTGCGAATATAGGAAATATTCAAGGTGTCGCCGGCCCTGGTGGGACGAAAGACCCAAACGCTGTCTTTATCGCCTATCACACACAGGCGACAAAGGCATCAATATACTCTGGCTTATGCAACAACATCAAAATGGTTTCAGCAAAAAACGAACCCAAAGGAGGGTGACATGGGAAACGGAAACATGGAAGGTATTCCTATTGACGAGGGGATGCCGATAGACGAGGTTTCGCCAGAAGCTGAGCAGGCTGACGTTTTCGGACAAACGCCTGAGTCGGCGATGGAGGAGCCTATGACGGATACAGCTGGTGGTGAAACACTGACTGTTACCGCAGAGCAGCTTCCCGGACTGGCAAATATGACGGTCGGGGACGTCGTCGAGTTCCGTGTAGAAGCGGTCAGTGACGACGGAGCGCTTGAGCTGTCTATGGTCACGACAGACGATGCTGGCATGGGGCCCGGGGTATCCGGGATCGCCGAGGAGTTTCCCGCTGGCGAAGCCCCGTTGCCACAGGGCGTATAATATACTATAATTCCAGGTAAGGAGTGAGAGATGGTAGATCCATTTGATCAGGTAAGAGAAAATCAGGAAGGTGCGTTCAGGCATATCCTTGAACCGAATAATGCAGGCAATCCGGACGATGATCCGGCCCCCGGCGCGGACAAGAAGGATAAAGAGCCCAATGTGCAAGACCTGGTTAAGAAGGTCGGGGATCTTTCAGAGACAGTGAGGCAGATGTCCGAGGAGAACAAGCAGCTCAAGACCGAAGCGCAGCAAAGCGCTGAGATCATCGGGCGTATGAAGAAAACGTTTGTCGGACCGGAAGACGATTCTGCAGCTGATCTCGAAAAAGAGTTCAATGACATGTATGACCGTAATCCTTCGCAGGCAGTCGACCGTCAGATGACGGATCGGTTGTCGAGATTTGAGCAGGAGCAGGCGGCCATACGAAACGAGATGCGCGTAGAGCGTGTGCTTGCGGAGATCAAGCAGGAGTGGGATATCGACTTTCGAGGCAAGGATGGTAAAGAGGTCAAGAAACAACTCGGCCTCATCTCGCCGGCAGCCAAGAACGCTGATCCCAAGGGCGCGATTTTGTCTGCGATGAAATTGGCCGGGGTCGGAAAGAAACGGACAAAGCCGCCGGAGTACGATCACTCATCCCTCAATGGTGCCAAGCCGCGACCAAAGACAGAGGTTGATGACATAAAGAAAATGTTCGCCAAACATGCCAACGCTAGCAGGGATTCTGTGTTCGGCAGGTTGAAGCGGGCAGTTTCAAAGTAACTGATTTTACGGCTGAATATATTTTTTAAAATATATTCTTACGGAGGTGACCTATGGGATTAGGTTCACAGGGCGTAATCGGCGAATACAAGTCCGGTACGCAGATCATACCCGCTGACAGGCTCGACCTGTCCATCGACGACATCATCGACTACCTCAACGTCGACAGGATGATGCTCGTCATGCTTCTTTCCAAGATCGGAAAGAAGAAAGTCGACGAAATGGAGCACAGCTGGTGGACGCAGGAGAAAAAGGCCGACTGGGTCCTCCTCGACGCAAACCCCGAGGGTGGCAACTGGGCAGGCGGCGCGGCTGTCGATGGCGACATCGACATCAAGAACGCGACCGATGCCTGGCTGTTTGCCGTCGGCGACGTCGTCATGCTCCCCCACATCGACCTGACCACACAGTATCTCGTGACTGGCGTGTCCAGTACGACGCTGTCACTGCTCACGGTCGACAACACAACGACCAAGGATTTCTCAGCAAATCCGAACAGCGACAAGTACATATTCCGCGTATCGACCTCGTTCGAGGAAGGAAGCGGCAAGGGCACCATCAAGTCCGAAGCGCCGACCAAGGTCTACAACATGGTGCAGATCTTCCAGACTCCTATGGGTCTGACCACGACTGCACAGCATGTCAAGTACCGCGGAACCGACGAGTGGACAAAGCAGGCGTATGAGCGCGCGATCGACCACGAGTTCGACATCGAAAAGCAATTCTTTTTCGGTATGCGCGCCGCAAACACGACCGGTCTGACCAACGGTGTGTATCAGCAGCACTTTATGGGCGGCCTGACGGACGCCACTATCGGCGCTCAGAACACCGACAGCCAGGCATCACTGACCCAGAAGGAGTGGACCACATGGCTCTCCACCTGGCTCAAGTATGCCCGGTCTCCGCTGGCGTTCCTCGGCGAGCTTATCTTTGAAGCTCTGTCCTTCTGGGCAGAAGCAAAGCTCCAGCTCGTCCGCAGCGAGGATACCCTCGGCATGGCGATCGGCCGCTACACCGACCCCTTTGGCAAAGAGGTCATGTTCACCCCGCACCGCGAGCTCCTTTCCGGCTCCTATGCCGGCTATGAAGCACGCGGCCTTGCGTTCGGTGTCGACATCTCTGACCTTGAGTATCGCTATCTGGACGGTCTCGACACGCACGTCGCTGTCGACATCCAAGACCCGGACCTCAAGCAGAAGATCGACGAGTGGCGCTCGTGGGTTACGCTCAAGATCGGCAACGGTAAACGTCACGGCATCCTGGAGGACGTCGCGGCTTATACCTAGCCCCGGTATTCAGCCATCATCAACTTCCCTTCCCGTAGCGCGAGCTGCGGGGAGGGACAAACAAAGGAGGGCATATGGCTCAAAGCAAAAAAAAGCCTGCAAAGCCGAGGACAGATGAGTTCCCCAAGGCGGACAGTGCGCCCGAAGCTCCCCCCAAACCTTCTGACGGTCCAGAGATGGACCCTACAGAAAAGGCGAAGATCTTAGACGAGATCGAGCGGGAGGATGCTGAGCGCGTCCGTAAGACAGCGGGAGTTTTTCCCTCAGCCACGCAGCCTGTTGGCGGAAGGTCAGCAGCAGATGCAAAAGCAGAGAGTGCCGTAAGGCGCGATCAAGCTTACAAGGACGAGCTTTTG